AGTACCATTAACAGATGAACCAGCATTAATAAAACCAGATCCACTATAAACTTTCATAGTGTTAGATGAGGTATCAAACCATAAGTCACCTGTACTTGGATTACTAGGGGCTGATGATTGTGAAACGTACTGGCCTTGGAATGTAGTTAATGATGCAGCAGATGCTGTAGCTGAGTTACCACTAGCTGTTGCTGAGTTAGCTGAGGCAGTGGCTGAGTTGGATGCTGCTGTAGCCTTTGTAGTTGCAAGTGTTGCTTTTGTACTTGCAGTAGAGGCAGAGGCAGCAGACTCATTAGCTTTGGTAGTTGAAGTAGATGCTGAGTTACCAGAAGTAGTAGCACTGTTTGCTGATGCTGTGGCTGAGTTGGCTGAAGCCGTAGCTGAGTTGGCTGACGCAGTGGCACTGTTACCACTAGCAGTAGCACTATTTGCTGAAGCAGTAGCTGAACTAGCCGCCTGACTTGCTTTAGTAGTTGATATAGCTGCTTGAGCAGCAGATGTATTCTTACTTGCTAACGATGCTGAAGCACTGCTACCTGACGCAGTGGCACTGTTACCACTAGCTGTTGCACTATTGGCTGATGCTGTAGCACTATTGGCTGAAGCCGTAGCTGATGTACCAGCACCAGATGCAGAGGAGGAGGCTGCGGTTGCACTGTTAGCACTAGCTGTTGCTGAGTTAGCTGCTGCGGCAGCTTTTTGTGTTACTTCTGTAATGGTAGCATCGGTGTTGGAGTCACCAGTACCACCTACTCCTCTGTAAATACCCATAGTCTATTCCTTATAATCCTGAGTAGTTGCCTGTTTTTCTGGAAGATATTACTGATGCGAATGTTTTTTTGTTAGCAGCTCGTATTTTTTCTTGAGCCGTTTGTTTTTTTAATCTATCTGTTTTTTTCTTATTAGCTAGCATTTCTTTATCTGCCTTACTAGCCATTCTATCAATAGAATCATTCTGTCGTTTAGCTTCCTTCTTAGCTGCTTTTATAGCGTCAAGATTTTTCCTATGTTGTTTATTAAACCTATTAAATTCGGCTTGCAGTTCAGCAGTTGTATAAGGCATTGAAGTTATTTTAGCTGCCTTATAAGGAGTGACAGTAACTTTATTAGTAACTTTCTTAGGAGCAACCTTAGTAGCAACCTTAGTAGCAGCCTTAGCTACAGTATTAGGATTACGATCCATAGTCAGCTTCTTTACTGCTGGCTGACGTACTTTCTTAGATGCATCTTTCTGACGAACTACACCTGTCTTACTTTTAAGTACCCCTGTTTTAGTTTTAACAGCAGTACCTTTAGAATCTTTATTGAGTTGATTTAGTTTGTATTGAATACGTCCTATTGTCTGCATAGACTTACCAGCTTTCTTAGCTGCTGCAAGTTGTGCATTCAATGATGCTTTAGTTTCCATGTCGTTCCCCTAAGTAAAAGAAAGGGACTACCTAGAGTGTACTAAGTAGTCCCTATGTGATGGCTAAGAAGCCATAGTATTACCCAAGGAGAGCAATAGCGACTGCTGATTTATCACGCAACACACCAGTACCATAGATGGTATCGCTGGTGAATAGGTCAGCTAAGAACTCTTGCTTGTACTGGGTTTGTGAACGAACAGCCATTTGCTCAAGAAGGACAAAAGCATCCTTGTGCATAAGCATACCGATCTTGTTATTACCATCAACTGGGCAGTTGTTACTAATGTAAACATCTATGCCATACAAGTTACCGATCTTACCATTAACTACAGGTTGACCAGATACAAAGTCAGAAGAAGTATAACGCTCAATACCCATAATTGTATTACGAGCAGAAGGTGGAAGGATCAATGAACGTCCATCCATAGGGACATCAGCATCATCTAGTAATTGAATTAGGTTACGGAAACCAGTATCATTAATTGGAAGAGCCGCACCAGCATAATCTGAGATCGCACCATTGGCAGCGATCTCTTTTGCCTTAGCATAGTTTGCTCCGTTACCACCTTGAGCAGACTTACCCAATGCAAAGATATCGTCTTCAACTTTCTTAGCTAAAGCATAACCAGCATCAGCAGTATAGAACTTACGCATAGAAGCCTGAGCTTGAATGTCAGTAATATCTTCGATCATGCGAGAGTATTCAAAGTGCTTGTTGATGCTTAGAGCCAACTGAGTAGCAGTTTCGTTCTGAATAGTAACTGCTGTGTTAGCAGTTTTAGCAACCGCAGCACCACGGGTAGGCTTAGGGATAAAAACTGTATCACCTTTCTTACCTTGCATTGCCATCTTGTTTACTAGGTTTGCAATAACCAATTCCTTTTTATAAGCAGCGATGATTTCATCACTCCAAATCTCAGGGATAAAGTTAGCAGCAGTTGTGTTGTTTGTGTTACCGCCCATTGCGGGATAGACTGAAGTAGCCATTATATATTCTTCCTAATTATAAAGTTATCGAACTCTACCTTCTTGGTATGCTTTCATGATAATATCATTGTTAGCAAGGTATCGTTCTGGTTCGTGTTGCATCATATGTAGTAACTCAGACCGCTTGAGGAACTTCTTAGTAGTCTCACCAGAACCTCTTGCTGACCCATTACTACCACTCTTAAGAGAACGCTTACGATCTCCTTCAGCAGCAGCAGCGGCATTTGCAATTAATTCCTGTTGCTCTTTCCATGTAGTAAACAGATCATCAGCAGCGTCAAAGTCAAACTCTGCATCTGCTTTCTGTAACTTGTTAGTCCGAGCCTGAGACTTACCTACCCACTCTTGGAAGCCAGTATCATTTACTATATCCATCGCATCTGGATGGGTTGCAAAGATCCTGTCACGGGACTCCATTCGCTCTAGCTTTTTCGTAGCTTCATGCGCTGCTTTTAAAGCTGGGTGGTTTGCTAATTTCTTATCAAAGCTTGCGTTAGGATTCTCTAAAAAATCCATGTCACTTACTTCTTCCTCTACTGGTTGTTTAGTGGCTGTTTGATTAACGATGTAATCATCTACCAGCTTTCTCAACTCACCTACTTCGTTACCCTGACGACCTGCCATCTTCTCGGCTTCTTGGTGCATTCGGACTAACTCGGCAGCAGACTTCCCTTTATACTTATCAGGTACATCTTGATCATCAGTTTGTTCTATAGGGTCAGAGTCTGATTCAAGTGATTCTGTTAGGGTTTGGTATTCTTCACCATCTGCTAGTTGAGGTTCTTGGTTGCCATCTAAAAATTCTGCCATTTGTTGCTCCGTACTTTATAGTATTATGGAATTAATATTTAATGAGATTACTTCAGTAAGAAGACTCATGAGTTCCTGCGTTCTATCTCAATCTGTTTTTGGCGTTGCTTTGCCCATTTGATTGTAGCCCCTGCAAAGTGTCCTGAGTGGGGGTCTAACTTACTAATAGGTGCAGCTAGTTGTCGATGAGATAGACTGTTACATTTAGAGCATACACTTTCCCGAATGTCAGAGTGACAAGCGGAGTGTACGAACTTCTCTTCAGTGTAACTACATTCACTACATTTGAAATCATAAACGCGAATCATTTACGAAATCCTCATAAGAGTTCTTGATACCATTTTCAAAACTTAATAGTTTTCCAATGATGTCTAATTGCCCTTGTCTGTAGTGTAATTCTTTTTCAGTTCTACAAGTGACCAGATCACGGAGAGATTCCTCCGATTCTGTAAAGTCTTCTAGTAGAAACTTCCATCCTTCTAGTTGGAATATATCAATCAATGATTCATAATATCTTTCTAGTTCTGGATCTGTATTTGTTGACATTGCGTTTTCCTTATGTTAGGGCGCGTTAGTAGTGATTGGAATGTAACACATAAAGTATTAAAAGTCAAGAGTTATTTTATTTATCTTGCATCTGCTTATTAACGATTGCTTCTTTACTTTCGATCTCTCGTTCTTTTAATACTAACTCTGCAATCTTTGCTCGTTTAAGAAATTCTTTTTCATCTACATCACCATCAGCTACATTAGTAGTGAGAACTTTCAAACGATCAGTCTCTGCATCCATTGGAAGTAGTTCAGTCTCAAGCGCAACCTTAGCTGCCCTAGCTTGTGACTCCATTGCTTGTCCTTGTAATACTGCAATGTATGCTTGCTTCTGTGCATTGTCTATTTGTGCTGCTTCTTGAACCATTGGATCTGGTTGACTAGCTTCTGATAGTTTAGCAATTAGAGTCTCACGATTAGCAAGGTTCATATTATCAACAACAGACTTAACCAACTCAGGATACATTGGAGTATCAGGAGACATAGTTTGTAGTAGTTGTACTAACTGAGAAACCTCGTACTCACGGGCAATAACTCCTAGAGAACTAGAAGGAACAAACTTAAAGTCACCAGTAGGGAACTTGTCAGGGTGATACTGCATGTAACGCCACGCACTCTGCTGTACAAACGGAATGAGGAAGCACTCTTGGAAGTTAATCAAGGTACGCTTGTGACGCTTGATGATAGCACCTAGGCCCATAGACACTGCACCAGCAGCAGCTTGTCCATTAACTACACCAGCCATACCAACACTGTCTACAGCACC